CTCTTATTCAGGGAAATAAAATTATTTATTTAAATATATAGTATATATACAAGCGCTAAACGATAATACTACGCAAGCTCAAATACAACGATGCTGGAGTCAGCTAACAAGGTCAGCACACCAGCTGCACCAGTGGCTGTGACTCTCGCGTCGAAGGTTTGAGAACCATTAAAAGAACAAAGGATTGTCAAATTGCACTGACAGTACCCCGCGGCACCTCCTCCGTTCGACCAAGTGGACGAATAAGAAGTCGAAACCGGTTGGGGATTTGATCCCTGACGTAGTTGCAAGTTACCTTGAAACGCTTCAGCAGTGGCATCAGCAAACACACATTGTACTGTTATACGGTACACTCCCGCAGGAGGTGTGAAAACTCCACTATTCTGTAGCTGGGCTTGCAACCCTAGAGCATCATAATCCGTTGTATCAAAAATGATTTGAGTGGTAACCGCAGTGGTTAGACTCTGAGTAGCATGACGACGGAACTGAGAAGAATACTGTGGTAAAATGTCAGCTGGCGTTAACTGTGGAACGAAAAACTCAATATCGTACTCTATGAAGAGTTTACCAATGGCAGCACTCGTGCCATTGTTAGTTGACAGGTAAAACGTGCCAACATCGAAAGTTTTAATATCACCGGCCACCGCAACTTGTCGCACAAATTTCCGAGGACCGAGCGTGAACATCTGGCGTATGTCGCACAGCATTTCTGCTGATTGCCAAACCGGACTAATCACTGCACCCGCATGATCAAGCATCTGAACCTCCGTAGTTGGAGGAAGATCGCTAGCATTATAATCAACCATCATAAGAACGTCACCATTAACACTGGTATTTGTACTAGGATAGTAAATAAATCTAAGAGAATGAACAGTATACTGTTCATATTGAGCTGCCTGGACGGACAACCATGGAAAAGTAGAAGCCAAACCTGGATTAATACGATAAGACGTCGACTGAGAAAAAGTCGAAGAACCACTTATAGTACCGTTCAGGAGCTCACGATTCTTCACGCGAACTCCCTTACTGCTACGACTAACAGAAGGGCGACCTGAACGCAAGCTAGTGCCTTTAGCAACAACAGCCTCCATCTCACGGGCATCTCCCATGGTGATTGAGCTAGCACTTGGACCAGAACTAGAGTTTCCTCTAAGGCCCTTGTGCGACTTGTTAAGAGATTTAACATTCTTAACAGTTTGTTGAGCAGCAGCACCACCAACGGCACCAGCAACAGCACGTTTGGTGTATTCCACCACTTTATGAATAACTCTCGCATCTCTACGAGCTTGTGTTTCACCAGACATATAAAAAGAACAAAAGGAACAATTAATATTCGAACGAGCCCCCAAGTTAGACTCGTCTTCAGAATAATCGCAGAACACACAGAAATAAAACAACAATGCCACTAGACAGAGAACGAGGAAGCATAATAACCACTCCATCATAAACACACACTGTAATGACTCACCGCAATGGGCATCCACAGCCCCAAGACTAGATGCAACCACTGTTGCAATTAGTGCTTTTGAAGGGGATCTCGAACCACCCTTCTTAACAAAACCCTTACCGACCTTCTTAGAACAATTGTCAGTAACCGTGTGCTCAAGATCACACTTATAATCCTTGCAAGCCTTCCCTAGCCTGCAGATAGAAGCCCCATGCTCAAATCTACAATCAGCACCATAACATTTCTGACCCTTGACAATGTGGTTACACTTATCAGCGGAAAAACGACATTTGCCTTCGGCAATGTGTTTACAGACTGCCACTCCCTGCACAGGTAACGCAGGAGGAACAGGCCAAAACTCATCACAGATCCTATCTATCTCCTCTTCAGTAGGATCGCCGTTACAAACAATGGTACCAACCATCAACTCACCAGTATCTTGAGCTGAAGGAGTGATGGGATTAAAAACCTCACCATTCACAACAACAGGACGTTTTGGAACCGCACTGGTGTGGGGAGCTGGATTGCAAAGGGGTGGACATAAAATACTTGCCCTACCTAACTCAACCTCTTTAATCCAGTCTCTAAATAAACCGAAGTCGAAGTGGGGTAACAACTCCGACGCCTTCGCTTCCATCCAACCACTATCTCCATTTGGAAATTGATCGTGATCAGGATACTTCGAAAAGTATGATGCTATCCCATTGGACATCTCGGATAGACCATACTTAGAAACACAAAGTTCCGCTAATTCTCCAATTACAGGCGTGTTTCTATCTGTGAGATAAAAACCGGTCATCTTCTCTGATAACTTGGTAGAAGCCGTAACATGAGCAGGAAAACTAGGAGAAACGTGGAGTTTAGCAAGCTGACGTGGTAAATCACACATAGAACTTGTGTCGCCAGTCCAAACCCCAGGGCCATACAGTCGTGCTAAGAACGTGACCGTAGATGAACCCACTGGAGATTCCTCGATCTCCAGCTGCTGCCCAATACTCGAGCAGGCCTTCACATAAGAATTGCAATCTATGTCACCGGTGATTCCGTCATCACCTCCATAAAGACCCAATTTCTTAAACGCTGTTTTGGCATCCATGAAAGCACCATTAACTTTTGTCATTCTAAACCCTTTGAATGCGGCAAAAGCGTTATCCTGTGTGTTAAGTCCCGCCGTCTCGGGAGACCCAGATAATCTTGATGATCCAGTTGAAAATTTGATACCAAATTTAGTTCTAGCGCGTTGTCCATGCTGTGAAGCCATTAATTCGCTTAATTCAGCACGATGGTCAGGATGGACCCACCGTTGAGCACAAATGTGTTCAAGCCTACGCAAATACTTGGATACACGGCCATCAAACCTTGAAAAGTCCGTATTAAATATCGCGTTGATAACATTCATGCAAATTAGCACTACTCTCGTTGCAATCTCTAGAGGCGTCTTGGAGAAAGCGTACCAGGGTTGTGGTTCCAACACCTGTTCAACATAAGGGTACATGAAACAAGAATAGTTTAGTTTAGTGACTCCTGGAATTGTGGAAATATTCCTAGGATCCTTGATGTCACCATAACTCTCAGCCTTCTGAAAACAGTCTACTCCATCAGTCGAGCAGACATCAACACTCATCGACGCCTCATCAAGGATGCGTCTCTGAGTTGGGCGTGATTGTCTCTCATAGACCTCATCAACGCCAAACGGCCGACCTGTACCAGCAATGGTATCAGGAATTAAAAGCTCAGCGAATTCACGCATAAGAGTCAAATCAAATTCTGTGATCTCAATGTCATCGGGGGGCTTGACATCTATAATGCGACCTTGCACACATGCTTTATCATTTGATTTACTCCTCACGGGAGCGTAACATTCTGTTATAATAGGAGCCATAAAAGGCACAACCGAAGGCTTAGAATCCGGATCATACTGAGCAGGATCGAACTGATAGTTATGCACTGATTCTGACACGGGAAAAACTGTGTCAGCAGAATAAGGCAATCCTCTACGGTGGAATTGCACCAACACTGAAGCCTCTTCAGCTGAAATTTCAGGTAATACCATACGGACACTCGCCGGAGTTATATCAGTTTTACCCACACGGGCATAACCATTCAAGGTATCATCTTCACACGCCGTAATTGTAACACAGGCATGTCTACCAACTACGGCCGTAGACACCATAGTTTGGTCAAGTTCCTTCACTCGCAGACGCAAGAAACCATCCATCGCAATAGATAGTCTTCTAATTCCACTGCTACGCACCAGCCATGAAATATCGAAAAGTGGAGAAACAAAAGTCCTCATCGGAGTAAAACAGACAATCTGATGATGTTTGTCAGTTTGCCTGCGATCAACATTATACACTGTTGTTCTGACAGCAAAGCCATAGGATACCCTAGCACTAACCGTAACAACGTCAGCAGAGTAATTCCACACAGCATGCTCATAAACTGCACCACCGGAAACCACATACTTCACTTCATTGTATTCATTAAAAGTAAAAGAATACTCACCATCGTCATCAGCACAACAACTAGGCTGGAACGTAGAGATGAAATACGGACGCACATGTTCAGCTAACATGGTCGGGATGTCTAAATACATATCAGTATCCACCAACACAATGGCGGAATCAACAGGAGGATCGAACGAGCAAGAAGTAACATTTAGGTCTTTTCCCCAATAAAAAGAACGCGCACCCGCACGTTTATTCTTAACATCTGAACCCGACAACTGTGGGTAATAAGTTTTCAAACCAAGTTCTGAACAAATAAGCTCAATTGTAGACACACTAGATGATCGCACCATCGCAGAATTCGG